TTAAAAATGTAGAAGAAAAAGAATTTTATGAATATAATCGTCTTAAAAAGCATCAAAAAAAACTTCATAAAATTGCATTAGCACCTGATGTTGATATAAAGGTTTTTTCTAAATTTAAAACATTTCTTCTTACTCTTGATAATAAAATTGGAAGATATAAATGGGAAGGATACCAACCATTAATTGATAGTATAATACAAAGTAATAGTGAAGAAAATAAAGATAATGTGTTATTTATGGAATATCTTAAAGGATTTTATGAAATGTATAATCTTGAATTGAAAGATAATATTACTGATACTGTTAGAAAATTTATTTATAATATTTATGAGCAGATTATAAACAACCCAAGATACCAAATATCAAGTGTTTCAGAGTGTTTTTCATATGTTAATAAATCCGCAAAAAATTTTGATAATTACCAAATAATAAATAAAATAAAAAATGCGCTACATGAATATGTAGATAATTATAGACCTAAATTAGATATAGATATAATAAAATATTTTAAATTTTTAGTAGAAGATATAATACCACAAAATTATGTATTTGTTCTTCATACATACAGAAATGGGAATGGTAAAGATAAAAGAATCAAACTATATTATGATAAAGATGGGTATTTAAATCATTATTATATAATATTATTTAATAATAGTATATTGAATATTAATAATATTCAATATAGATTACCAGAAGGAGAAGGGTTCATTAATGGCAAAAGTTTAATGAGAAAGTTTGTTGCTCTTAATGATCCATATTTCAATTCTAATATTGCAGAGAAAATTATTGTTCCGGATGATGATGATTTGAATGATTTTACATATGAAGAATGTAAAAACTGGGTAATTCTGCCTATTATTAATCCGCGAACATTTGAACAAATATCAATAGATTCACCAATATACAATCGTTTATTATGTATGACTTATCAATATGATTTTAATTTGATACCACGTATGATAACATCGCGTGGTGCTCATATACAAAACGCATTAAAGAAAGTTCTAGGAAAAATATTAATACATTCCGGGAAACCATCGCAAACGAGGGAACAATTAGAAGAGTATATTATTCAAAAACAATTTATAAAAGAAAAAGGTAATGAAATTTCAAAGTTTATTCCAGAAAAAATAGGATTAAAATGGAAAGATTATGGAGTTAGCAAACCAAATAATGGAGTTGATATTACTGCAAATAGTATTGAATTAGTAGAAGCGATGGAAAAGAAAATCCTTAAACAGCGCATCGCATCAAGAAGTTCGCAAGACCCAGTTGCATTTTATGTTTTTTTTAAAAAGACTGAATGGGACAAATTTGGTATTACAAATATAACAAAAGACAGTTTTATAAAGGTTAAGGCGCATTATTATATTCCTGTTGTTAATAAAATTAGTGACATTCAAGTGCACAAGAAGCAAAATAATGTTAAAATTGTTAGAAATTCTCAATATATTGTTAAAAATCACTATAATATTGTTAATTGCATAAAATGGGTTATGCAACCCAACAAAGACCCAATAACAGCGGAATTAATATATACAGATAGTACTGAATATAATGAAATTTTTGAACAAGCATTAATATTTGATTCTAATATTCAACCAATAGATATTACACCAAAAGGAATAGATTTCAAAAAAGAAATATTAAAAATTAAAAATAAGTTTTTTACTATATCAAAATTTAAAAATAAAAAAAGAAATTATAATATATCAACAGCAAAAAGAGAAGATATAATAAATAATAGTGAAATATGTGAAAGTATTAATAACATATATATAGATGATGAAAATGATACAAAATATATAGATTTTAGAAATAAGATGCTTAAAATGTGCGATAAATATTTAGGAGGAAAACATACATGTAATTTAGCAACTATTAAGAAGAAACTTAAAGAACTTAATGACAAGTTTGTAAAAGAAAAAGATGAAGATCCTACCGCTTTTAGATATTATGAAGAATCTGCATTATGTTCAGTTATTGTGGATTATGATGCTGAATATACAAGATTAAAAATATATGATAATTCATTACAAAATAATTATATTAATCAATATAAAAGAATATTTAGAGTATATATAAATGAATTAGTAGAAGTAAATGGGAGATTACAAGCGAGGAACAAGAGAGCAATTGATGCTGGAGGTGTAAGCAGAGAGTTTTTTACAAAATTATTTGAAGAATTATTTTGTGATGAAAATAATGAAAGCAGACCCTTTATACTACCAGAAAAAAATAGTGGTTCAAATAGGTATTACATAAATCCTAACTTTGAACCAGATGAAAAATTTAGAAAGGTGTTAAAATATATTAATGATAATATGTTTGGTGTTGGTGATTATAATACAGAAATAGAATATGATAATATATATTCTATAATTGGTAAATTTTTAGGGGTCGCTATTATTAATGAAGAGATAGGATTACCAAAAAAATTTTCAACATATATATTAGCAAGATTTATAAATCCAGAAAAAAATATAAATAATTATGATATATTATATTTTTATTTAAGAGATTTTAGTAATTCTAGCTCTTACATTAATATGATGAACAAGCAACAAAAACATAATATAGAATTTTGTGATTTCTCATTTAATGATTATTATATTTTATCAAAATCTTCTAAAAGTAATCCAGGTGGACAACTATTAACAAAAGATAACTATATTAAATATATGCTAGAATTATCTAATTATGCTGTAACTAAAAACTTTATATTTAATGGTGGCGAAGAATCTAATAAAAAAATAAAAGGATCTAATAAAAATATGAAAAGTCGATATGATTCATTATGTTCTGGGTTTAATAATGAATTAAGAACATTTTTTAATAATAATAATGTAACTATTGATATTCTTGATAAACTTATTACAAATGAAGAATTAGACCAAGATATTTTAACTGATTTTGCAAGAGATATGAAAATATCAGTTATTAAATATGTAGATGATCGCCATGATGTACAAAGATGGATTACATCTTTGACTGAACGAGAAAAAGAAGCGATGAAAGCAGAATTGAGATTATATTTGACAAATATAATTATAAATAAGAGAGTTGATGAGACAGATGAAGAACACTATGAATTTATAAGAAGATTACTTCAATTTTGGACTGGTTTTAATTACTATGATAAACATGCGGAAAAAGAAGGTGGATATAAATTCTTCTATATGTATGGTGCGGATACGCGCAGATATCCTAATTCACATACTTGTTCTTATCAATTTGATTTTTATGGGTTCCCAGAGGATAAGATAACTGCTGAAGATAAAGAAACATTTTTATACGAAAAAATAAAATATGCGGTATTTGGATCAGCCGGAATGGATCTTGCATAAATAGTCAAATTATATAAAAAATATATGAATATATATATTAAGGGACATATATAAAATGCAAATTTTTGTGAAAACTTTGACAGGTAAAACTATTACTCTCGAAGTTGAAAGTTCTGATACTATTGATATGATTAAATCTAAAATCCAAGATAAAGAGGGTATCCCTCCAGACCAGCAACGATTAATTTTTGCAGGTAAACAATTGGAGGATGGTCGAACATTAGCGGACTACAATATACAAAAAGAGAGCACACTCCATCTTGTTTTAAGATTACGTGGTGGAGATTATTAAAAATTGATAATAATTTCTATATAATATTAGAATTATACTTAAAATATGGAAGACATCTATTATTTCAGTCAAGGAAGATTAATTCATAATGTTCCATATAAAAAATTTGTAGATACAAAGAGTGTTAATGTTAAAGATTTGATGGAGATTGATAATGTTAAGGATATGAAGGAACCCGCGAATAAATGCAAGAGTATATTAAATTTCAAAATATTTAATGCTAGTATTTTGCGATATAAATAATATTATTAGAGATATAATTCATATAATAAATCTAAAATATCATAAATATTATCATGTTTAGTTTTTAATAACCCATTATTAGAAAGTATATCATACGCTTTATTCTCGTATTCTTCGTGCTCTTCATTAAAATATATATTTCCATTTCCATCATCATCTGCATAAATAGCGTATAAATAACTTATAACCATTCTATTTTCTGATGCATTCTTTATTTTTTTATTAAAGTATTTCATAAGATTAAAGCACGTTTTATGAAATAGTTTAGAAGAATCTACTTTAATATTGATGGAGTTTTGACCCCCTATCAACTCATAATATTGTTGAACTATACTATCATAATCGCTGTTATAGCAGTATATATATATAATTTTTAATATATTTAACTTAATAAATCCTCTATTAAATAGATTCCATATAGGTGCAAATGTCTCTTTGTCATAATCATAAATATTCTCAAATGTATCATCGCATATATCGATGTCAATATCCTCATTATTTTTAAAAATATTATCATTGTTTGATGAGAAGTTTTTGATTATCCACAGCGTCTCATTTAATGTTAACGTTGAAGAATATATATTAACATCAAATCTATGAAAATCAAACTCTGGGTTATTAAAATTATTATTTTCGCTTGCAAATATTTCATCTTTTGGTATATTTAATATATATGGTTCGCGGTCGTCTATATTAATACCTTTAAAATCTTCAAATAAAACGCTGGTTTCAAAATCTCCCCAGTCTAAGTTATTGAGGGTTTCGCCATAAACACCAAAATTATCTATTGATATATAGTTGAAATAATAGGTTTGATATCCAAAATAATACAAGAACTTTGACAGTTTTTTATCATTTAAGAACATATTTATAATATTTTTAATAAAGTTTTTTTCTAATTGAATATATATTTTTTGAATATATTCATCACATATTATATTATTAATTTTTATTAAAATATCATCTGAAAATTTGCTATTGATAGGGTCTAATAGTAATGGTTTCTTACTTAGAATATTTTCAGAAGTCTTTGTAGACATATTTTGTTGCTCTATTCGTTTATACTAGTAATATCAATTTTTTATATAATACAATTGTTTTTTTATAAAACTATATAAACGCGTATATATATATTATATTATATAATGGGAATATATACAGCAGTTATTACAGAACCTCGTATTCATCGTGCGTGGAAACTTGTGCTCAATAATTTCTTAACTAATTTAGATGAACGCTGGGATTTTCTTATTGTATGTGGATTATTAAATAAAGAATTTTTGATTGAATTAATTGAAACTAATTTTAAAGAACATAAGCATAGAATAACTATACATCAATTAAATATTGAAAATTTTAGTTACATAGGATATTCAAATTTTATGAAGGAACCATATCTATACGAATTAATACCAACAGAAACATTTCTAACATTCCAATTAGATACATTAATTTCTGCAAAATATAAGGATTATATTTATGATTTTATACAATATGATTATGTAGGCGCGCCATGGGGTCATAATGTTGGTCATGGTCATGAATTAGTTGGAAATGGTGGATTATCATTAAGAAAAAAATCAATAATATTAAATATTATTAAAAATAGCAATTCTGAAGAGAATACCGAAACTGAAGATATGTTCTATTCAAATAAAATTATAAATAATAAACCATCGGTAGATGTTGCTAAATTATTTAGCGTAGAATCATATTTTTCTGAAAAATCATTTGGTATTCATGCTCCTTATAAGCATTTATTACCTGATGAATTATCTAAAATATCAGAACATATACCTGAATTATATGAATTGATTGAATTAATTTATAGATAATTGCATTAATAAATTTGTTATATAATCTACTTGTAATAAAAATAATACAATTGTTTTTTCATAAAACTATATAAAAGCGTATATATATATTATATATTATGGGAATATATACAGCAGTTATTACAGAACCTCGTATTCATCGTGCGTGGAAACTTGTGCTCAATAATTTCTTAACTAATTTAGATGAACGATGGGATTTTCTTATTATATGTGGATTATTAAATAAAGAATTTTTGATTGAATTGATTGAAACTAATTTTAAAGAACATAAGCATAGAATAACTATACATCAATTAAATATTGAAAATTTTAAGAAGGATGAATATACAAAATTTATGTTTGAACCATATCTATACGAATTAATACCTACAGAAACATTTTTAACATTCCAATTAGATACATTAATTTCTGCAAAATATAAAGATTATATTTATGATTTTATTCAATATGATTATGTAGGTGCTCCATGGCGTCCTGGTGTATTAGTATATGATTATGAAAAAATGGATGTTCTTGTTGGAAATGGAGGATTATCATTAAGAAAAAAAACAGCGATGTTAAATATTATTAAAAATGATGTTACTAATACTAGATATGAAAATAATATTAATGAAGATATATTTTTTTCAAAAAATATTAAAAACAAACCATCAGTTGAAAAAGCAAAAATATTTAGCGTAGAAACCATTTTTTCTGAAAAATCATTCGGTATTCATAATTGTCATAAGTGGATTACACATGAACAAATATATAAAATATCAGAACATATACCAGATTTTATTGATTTGATTTATTTACTTGAATCAAAATAAGAATAAATTTGTATATATATAAAAAGAATATATATTTATTCTTTATAATATGGAAAAATATACAGCAGTTATTATAGAACCTCGTATTCATCGTGCATGGAAACTTGTGCTCAATAATTTCTTAACTAATTTAGATGAACGCTGGGATTTTTTTATTGTATGCGGATTATTAAATAAGGAATTTTTGATTGAATTGATTGAAACTAATTTTAAAGAACATAAACATAGAATAACTATACATCAATTAAATATTGAAAATTTTACTCATAAAGAATATTCAGATTTTATGGTTGAATCATTAATATATGAATTAATACCAACAGAAACATTTCTAACATTTCAACTAGATACATTAATTTCAGGAAAATATAAGGATTATATTTATGATTTTATTGAATATGATTATGTAGGTGCTCCATGGCATGATATATATTTTATATTCAAAGGTATAAGAGTTGGTAATGGCGGACTATCATTAAGAAAGAAAACTGTAGTATTAAACTGTATTAAAAATGATATTACTAATACTAGATATGAAAATAATGAAGATATATTTTTTTCAAATAATATTAAAAATAAACCATCCGTTGAAAAAGCAAAATTATTTTGCGTAGAAACTATTTTTTCAGAAAAATCATTTGGAATTCATAATTGTTTTAAGCAACAAATAATGCAATTATCACATGATGAACTATGTAAAATTTCAGAATATATACCAGAATTATTTGAATTATATGATTTATTATATGAATAACATATCATATATCTTAACTGGTGTAATAAATTTGATATATTTTATTAATAAAATAATAAAAATTGATTGCATTTACTTTTATTTTAATTAATATAAAGTAATAAAATGAACTCAAATAACACTAATAAAATTAGTTATCGCGCTTTCACCTCGTATACTAGTAAAAGTGAAGATTTTGAAGATGTTAATAAAATTCCACGTGAATTAAAGAGAGACGATAATAATGTAGTAAATTGTAAAAAGTTTGCCCTTAGAATCAAAGATTCTCGCCTCGCTTATAAAAATAGACGTAGTATCAATAAAGATTGGAAGGATTTCAATAATAAAGTGTAAAATATTAAGTAATAAGTAAAGTAATAAGATGTATAATATATATATTTTTTATATTACACAAACCAAAAAAAAATGAGACAAGATTATTTATTTTTATATATTCTAAAGCTATGTTTTAGGTAATTTATTAAATGTTATTGCTTTATTTTGGTATTTATAATATATTACTCTTTACAATTGTAAATTATCGAATGCATGTCTAAATGCATCATTATCATATGCAAAGTTATATACAACGTTTTTAACCTGTCTATTGACATTTGCTTCGTGAATACCTTTGATAATACATTCTGCTACCTCAATATTACTGACGTTATCGTGTTTGAAACTTCCACCAGAAATTAGACAAATACGCACAAAATCAATTTTTTCAGTATCTATTTTATTGTTAAAATGGTAAATTGCGTTTGCTATATTCTTACCAACTATATACACAGCATTCTTAAAATTATCTGATGTGTTTCTTCCTCCTTTGGGTCCTACACAGTATATCATCGCTTTATTTGCTTCATTATAATAGGGGGTGTTTTTCAAGATATCTATGAAAATGTCCCCTGGATACAAACTATCATTTAAAAAGTCGCAAATACGGCTCTCAGAAATATACAGATACATATCTTTAAAATATGGGTTGTTTTCAAACTTACCTCCTTTATTAAATGCATCAAAGTGATGTAAAGTTCCAGCTTTTGAAATTAAATATTTATTATTCACTTTATTCAAATATTTAGTTATTGAATATGTATCAGGAATTAAATCTTCTTCTTCATCAACATTATAACAATCCATATAGCAAGATAGATGCATTTTTGTAGATAATTCATATAATTCGGTATCGCAATTGTCTGTTCTAATTGCAACATTAAATGCTTTGTTTATAGCACCACCTCCAACATATAATCTTTCGTCCCCTGCGTTGAGCGAAACCATAAATGTTGCTGGTTTGTCTTCTGTATTTTGATATATATACCTTGATTGCTCATAAACAGGTGTAAAATATCCTTTTTTTTCTTCAAATGTGTATTTGAATGTTTCTGTGTCTTTGACCTCAATTGCTACTTGTGTTGTGTTATCCATAACTTGTATTGTTTTAATTAAATATACAACACTTATATATTATCATTTTTTATTAATTTTACAAGAATACAAAATATCTTCTTGTTTGGGAACATAATATGAATGATATTTGTGTGGTTAAATATAAAGATGTGGTTAGTGTAATTATAAAATGGATACTATTATTATTAACAATTATAAGATACTACCATTTTTTCATTATCACTGTAAGATATAATCTGTTTTCCTATTTTTGGATTTAAACAAAACCATAATGATTTAGGTTGTAATATTTTCATATACATATCAACACTATACAAATTGCCGTTTCCTATACTTTCTAATTTTTCAACACCTGACCTATAATTATCTAATAAAATCGGTGCAAACTTTTTAGATACGCAATAACCAGATGTTGTTTGTGCGTCATTAATTTTTGTAATATATGGCAATATTGTTTTTGTTTCATTTAATGTATTACTTGACAACATTAATACATCATATGTTTCAACGTTTTCAAAAAATAGATTTATTAAATTATTTATATCATCTTGTTGTTCTGTAAATACAAAATCATCTTCTAAAATAATACAATTTTGTATTTCATCAGGTGTGTTAATAAATGCTTCTAATGCTAAAATATGTGATTTTGAACACCCTAAACAACCTTTATTAATATTATAAATTGCGTCTATTCTATTTATTTTATTAGGATCTATATTTGTTTTACTCAATTCATTATTGATATGAATATATCTATCCTTTCTATGCTCAAGATTAATATAATATACTATATCAAAATTATTCAATCCTTTATCTTTCATATTTTTATTTGTATTATATTTATATAATATTTGTATTATATTTATATATTATCTAATATATATGAATATATTAGATACTATTATCTAAATGAATTATTTAAATATAATACCA